ACTTCACAACTTCACGTGCTACCTTTATTGGGTATGGCGCTCTACACTTTGAAAGAATTCGGGGAGATCTGCGGAATGAAAATGCCAGCGCTCAGCAATGCGAAGGCGCGCGGCAAGATCCGTGTGGATGAGAAACGGCGGGTGGATACGTCCGACCCCCTCAACGCAATATTCCTTGAACAACGCCTCGCGGGCAAGTCGCCGGGGGGTGCCCCTTCCGGGGCTCCGGTGCCCAGCTCTGCGACTGAATCGGCCGAAACCCAGGGGGAAACCGTGGATGAAAAGCGCCCGGTCGGGGAAATGTACAGCCTGGAGCGGGAAAAAAAGAGCATCGACATTGAGCGGGCACGGCAGGAGCTCGAGCTTTCGGAGCTTAAAAAGCAGAAAATCCGTGGCGAGGTGATCCCAACAGCCATTGTTCGGACCGCATTTGCCCAGCTTTTCGGGGCTTTTTCATCTTCTTTTAAGCATGAAATCGAGAATCTTATCGTGGAATGGACGCAGATCATGCACCTGAACCGTAACCAGCAAGCCGATCTGCGCAAGCGGCTGGTAAAAATTCTAAACCAGGGCATCGATAAAGGCGTGGAGGAGGCGAAAGCAAACATCGATAACGTGGTGATGGAGTTCCGGAGGGATCAATGATAGACTACAGGGATACGGTCTTTGACCTTTTTGAGAGTGCGCGCCAGCACGTCTCTGACATCAAGCCATCAGTGTGGGCGGAGTCTCACCGGGTGATGTCGTCCGAAATAAGCCAGTACCCCGGGCCGTTCAGTTACGACCGCACACCATATACCCGGGAAATCGTCGATAATTTCTCTCCAGATAGCGCAATGAGGATCATGGCGGTGATGAAAGGGGGGCAGATAGGGCTTTCGGCGGGCGTTATAGAGAACGGAATAGGCTGGATCATAGACCAGGCGCCGGGTCCGACGCTGTTTTTATCGGGTCATGAGGAGCTTTCTGAGGAGATGATGAATACACGCATCGATCAGATGATCGAATCCTGCGGGCTGCGGGGCAAGATCCGGCCCAATGTTGTCAAGAGAAAGAACCAACGGACGGGTGATACGGCCAAATTGAAGGAGTTCCGTGGGGGGTATTTGCTTGCCGGTGCGGCCGGCAACCCAAAATTGCTGCGTCAGCGGTCGGTTCGGTACGGATTCATCGACGATTTCGACGGCGTGCGTCAGGGCACCAATCAGGCCGGTAGCACCACGTCACTGATAGAGCAGCGGTTCGCTGCTTACTACGATCGCATGAAGCTGGCCTATATCTCCACCCCTGAGCTGGAGTCCACGTCGAACATCAAGCCGGTATTCCTGAAGGGAGACCAGCGATATTACAACGTACCATGCCCTCGGTGTCATGAACACATCCCGGTCTTGTGGGAAGTCGATATAGCGGGCACAGACGGCCGGGAAAAGGCCGGAATTACGTGGCGGCTGGATAACCACGGGCTGCTCATACCCGGCTCTGTGGGCTATTTATGCCAGAAATGTGGGCAGTTTTTCGACGATAGGACCAAATATCAGATGAATCTGGACGGCTACTGGGTGCCCACTGCGGAGCCATCAGAGGCTGGTTACTTCTCATACCACATATCCTCATTGTATGCACCACCCGGGATGTATGATTGGGAGCATTATGTAAGGCAATATCTGGCCGCTAACCCCCCCAATGCGCCACGGGTGGAGCTGGATCATCAGGCTTTTGTCAACCTTTGCCTGGGGGAAACCTACGAAAAGCAGGGGGAAGCCCCGAAAGCCAACGACCTGCAGAAGAATCAACGGAAGTATGCTGCCGGCGTGATCCCGGAGAGCGTGTCCGTGGCGGATGGAAACGGAAAAATCATCATGGTCACCTGCGCGGCCGACTTAAACGGCAAGGTGGAGGATGCGCGCCTGGATTATGAGATCTTGGCCTGGTCGGAAAGCGGCGCCAGCTACTCGATCAAGCACGGCTCCATAGGGACGTTCGTTTTAGCGGAATCTCGCCGGAAAGATCGTAAGGATCGTGCCCATTGGACCTATCATTTCAGTGGGGAACGCAGTGTTTGGGCTGAATTTACCAAGGTCAGGCTTGCAGAATTGCCCACAGATACTGGCCGAAAAATGAAAATCATGTGCACGGCGTTGGATTGCGGGCAGTTTTCGACCCAGGCCTATGCCTATATCGATAATACCGTGCCTCTGATCTTGGGGGTAAAAGGCCGGGACGATACGAAATTCAGCCGGTTTGTGGCGGATTACACCCCTTTTAAGGTCTCCCAAGAGCGGAATAACCTGTACCTGATCGAGGTAAACCGGTACAAAGACGACATTGCCGCCCGCATGCGGCTGCCCTGGAGCACGCTGGATGAGCGCCAGCCGCCAGAGTTTATGAACTTCCCGGCCGCCGTTGGCGAACAGTATACGTATCAGAACTATTTCAGTCACTACGAGGCCGAGCATCGGGTGGAGCACAAAGAGAAAGGGGAGATGAAGTGGATGAAAAAAAACAGTGCGGTGTACAATCACATGTTTGACTGTCGGGTTTACAATAATGCCCTCAGGGACATAATTACCGACATGCTGCTGCGGGAGCATAAGATTAAAGGGGGCACCTGGCGGGACCTGGTAAATTTTATTTTACGGAAAAATTAAAAAGTACTTGCTTTTTGAAAAACCCTGTACTATCTTTGATTCATCAAACACAAAAACTTCGCAGGTATGAAAGGAACAAAAGAATTTTACGAGGTCCGCGCTCAGTTCGAGAAGGACCTTAAGAGTCCTGATTTCCCCGGCTACTTTGTCACAGACTTTTCAAAGGATGAAAACGGTAATTACAACAATGGTCAGATCTCGCAAATGTGGAATCTATACCTACACGGTTACTCCTTAGGCAAATCGACACATCAAAAATAAAAACCTGCGAAGTTCCCGGGGCGTTTCAGGCACGCTCCGGGTTTCGCTTAAAAATATCTTCTATGAAAACCAGAATCTACGCGACAATGACCCCCACGGGGGCGAACATCACAGCGGCAGTCTCTAAGAGAGAGGCCGCTGCCCGGCTCGGTGTTAAGATCACTGAAGTTTACATCTACTGACCTATGCCGGAACGGGAATATATATCGCCATTCACGCACATGTATTTCAACAGGATAACCCTTTTGCGGTATATCTCATTGATAGGCGACAGGAAAAGCATACCGTTCCGGTTCAGGGCTTTCAAAAAATGGATTAAAAAGCTATATCGCAATACAATTAAACCCTGGGTACGGAGGATAATCCGCCGCAACATGAAAAAGATTGCTTACATTTTTATCTTTTTGTTGGTGCTCATTTCATGCACTGATAACGAGCGCGCACGTAACTTTGGAGGAGAGGAAACGATCAAGCTTGAATCCGGTATGAGGCTCATAAACGCAACCTGGAAACAAAATGACCTTTGGTTTTTGGTTGAGCCTATGCCGGAAGGATATGCCCCTGCTACAAAGGTATTCCATGAATCGTCAAGCTATGGGGTATGGCAGGGCACTGTGATCTTCGTAGAGAGCAGGTGACTGAAGTCTGTTTTTCTATGGCCTGATGGACTGTAAATCCATCAGTGACCTAATGAACTTTGCAAAACACCTCGCCTGCGGAAATATTTGACACGGGCCGCAGGCGAGGAATACCGGACACATGGCGAAATGGGTAAACGCGCAGGAAATAAAGCCTGCGGGGTGCAGACTAAAAAATAAAGTCCCCTTGATGGTTCGAATCCATCTCTGTCCACTGATCAAACAAAAACTACCTACTACCAATGGAACAAAAAACAGTTAAGGGATTCAAAGTTTTCAATCCCGACTTTACATGCAAAGGCATGCAATTCGAGGAAGGAAAAACATTTCAAATCGATGGACCCATTCAGATTTGCCATCGCGGCTTGCATTTTTGCACGAAGGCATCGCATTGCTTTTCGTATTACGCTTTCGATCCGAATAACATAGTTTGCGAAGTAGAGGCAATCGGCGAGGTTCAAGGACACGACGAAGATTCCAAGATGTGTACTGACAAGCTGAGGATTTTACGTCGCCTGACATGGCAGGAGGTTCTCGTAGCCGCAAATGAAGGTGCTAATAACACAGGACATTCCAACAGCGGCTACTGTAACAGCGGCAACAGTAACAGCGGCAACAGTAACAGCGGCTACAGTAACAGCGGCAACTGTAACAGCGGCAACAGTAACAGCG